ACAGTACCTGCAATAAGATCAGTTGCAGTAGTATCACTCATGTCTTCTTCAATAAGCTCACTTACAAAACTCCATGATCTCGGAGTAGCAAAAGCTCTTGAAGCACTCTTAGCATCAAAGTCATACAGGTCCTGCTTGGCAAAACTCAAGTAACCTACCACATCAGGATGAATGTTTTTATCCACTGCCCAATCTAACCAAGCCTCAAAATCTGCACGTATTTCAACATGTACAAATCTATTTGCAAGCGGAGTAGGCATACGGAACGTAACACCTTTATCTGACTCTCTATTACCTGCGGCAATAATAACCACATTGTCCGGTAACACATACTTGCCTAATCTTCTGTTTAGCACCAACTGATAAGCGGCCGCTTGCACACTTGCCGGAGCTGAATTCATCTCATCCAAGAACACTGTGATCATTGGATAGTCTTTAGCAAACTCTGGAGATGGAAGATCAATAGGCGGAGCCCAATCCATTACACCATCTTCTTTGTTAAAGTAGGGCATACCTCTAAGGTCTGTTGGATCCATTTGACCTAAACGTAAATCAAACATATAACCACCAGCATCATCTGTGATCTGCTGAACTATATCTGACTTACCAACACCTGGAGGTCCCCATAAAAATATTGGTCTTTGTTTTTTGAATGCTACTTTAATTGCACTTTTTGCACCAGCAGTAGTAACTGTTCTATATTCGACTTGACTTGAACTTGACATGGGCTATATCCTTTTGTTTGTTTTCTAACTGTGTCTTTATAATAACATACTTTTAGTATATGTCAACCTATTAATCCGTGTGTTGGAATATTATTTTTCCTTGCTAATGATCTAACCATTAACAATTTTTGAATAAGACCGTCAATAACCTTTTTGTTAGGCTCTTCACGTGCTTGTTCCTGTTCAATGGTATAAGGAAGTGTCCTGCATAATAGAGCAATTCTATCAGGCGACTTTTCAATAATTTTTTTAAGTGAATTTATACTAATTGGATTTGTCATATACTATCTCCGTTTTCTAACTGTATATACAGCATAGCACAGAATAGTATATTGTCAACCTTTTTCTAAGAAAAGATTAACGTTTCTTTTCTTTACCGCCACCTGTCCAAACATCACGTGCATTTACACGTATAAAACGTTTGTTGGTTTCGTTCTTGTTAGGATTTTCAACGGTTAAGACTACGTTTCTACCTCTGTAGAATGCAGCCAATTGATTGTTTGCTCGTTCAACACTTTGGTTGTATTCACGGCGTTTAAGTTTACTAGCATACTGATTTGATCTTCCGACTGTACCAGTTGATGTTTGACTAGTTCTTGATTTCTTCTTGCCCATTTGCTTGTCTCCATGCTTGTTCAAAACGTGCTTCGCAACGCGGAAGACGTTCGTGATTGCCCCAAAGTCTTTTGATATATTGGTTTTCCATATGACGGATATCTGACTCAGTATATTCGTCTGGTACTAGTTGTCCTTTTACTCCAAACATCAATTCGTTAGCAAATTTACTGCCGTTTGGCATTGTAGTTCTCCCAATAGGCCATTCTATCATTCCATGGTGTGCTTTCTTTGTCATGTTTAATTAGCACTTGGATATAGTGTGCCTGTTCTTTATCAGTCATCCCATTCACTCCCATACTGCTTTAGCCATAGTGCATAACCGCCGTCCCACGGAGTTTTGCCAGTAAAGCCACATTCTAATCGATATATTTGTGAGCCGTCTCCGTCATATTCCCAAGGACGATCTGCAGGGTCCAGTGCTATTATACCTTCTTCAAAGTCTTCCCACTTCATAGTTGATCCTTAAAAATAATCAAAACTCCTAGCAACTGCAACATGACAAAGAGAAAGGCAAATAACATTTGCCCCATAAGTTCTCTGAATTCTTGTCTGTTCATGTAGATATTTATTAATTTTGTTTTTTGCGTTCAAACATCTGACTCACAAGTGGCAAACTAACAGGATGTTGTGAACAACGATCTGTGCCTGTTTCTGTACTTTCAATTAAAAAAGCAGTCTCCGGTGGTTCTTGTCCCATTGGACATGAACATATGGCTACGCCGTTTTTGTCTATTTTGCAGTTCCAACTAAAACAATTACTTGCTTTATGCCCTTGTTTTAAACTTGCTGGACACTCCACTATGTTGCCTTTCATTTGTGCTTCATTGTGTGAGAAATCGTTCTGTTGTCTTGGATAATCAAATCTTGGCCAAAAGGTGCTCCACACTGAATTCTCATCAGTTGGCTCACAACTTGTCATGTTACCAGCACTGAGGTCAGCAATGTTATCACCATATAATATAGGACATGTACACTTGACTTCTGGAAAGGAATCACCGTTTTGATTGGTTATAGTTCCCCCAGTGGGTTCACATGCACTGGCTGCACATAAAGCAAACTGTCCGTTGCATATTGTTATGCCTTTGTCTGCAAATGAAGAGTGGCTCCAAAGTAGAGCCACTAGTAATAAAATTATTTTCATAAACGCCTCCGTTTATTTTTAGTTATCCAATATAGGATCAGCCTCTTCTTCTTTAGGCCTAACAGTCTGATTTTTGTTTATCATCATTTCTTTGATATCATCATATGCTACCAAGCCTTGCTCTATTTCTCTAAGAGCAGTCATTCCTCTTTTATTAAAATGAGGCGTTAATGGCTGATTATCAGCACTGTAACTTCTGGCTCTTCCTGAAGCGGCCATTATTAATTCAAATTGACTTCCGCCTACTTGCTTGATTCCTTTAGTATTACTGATTCTTGCCATTGATATCATATCCTTTTATTGTTTCTATTTTCATTAATCCACTGCGAAAGTTATCCACAGCATCTTCAACATAATGCATACTGTGTTTGGTATAATCAATTACACCTAGCATTTTGTTGTCCTCGTAAAACTCGACATAGTGTTTGTTGCCGACTTTTTTATACTTTGTATCTCTGTTTTCTAAATACATTTTGTCTCCTCGTGTTACAATGCAGAGTACTGCATCGCGTTTAAGGACCCTCTCACGATCTAAACGGGCAGTGCTGAGTTTCACTGCCGACCAGGTCCACCATGCATATCTAATAGAGGCTATGGCCCCCGTGCTCTTTGCAGTTAGGCTGTAATAATCCTTGCAATATCGTTGCAAATTTTTCACTAATTACCATTCACACACTCTGCATTGTAATTCAGTTTACTTGTCTTTTAGTTTTTTAAGCTCGTAATCTTCTGATAACCAAAACACCATCATGCCAAGTGCTATAAGAACAACTACACCACCTGTAACATGTTCTGCTTCTAAGCCTAATAGTTTACCAATTGCAACTAAACCATATCCTAGTGCTAACATTAAGCCTACACCTGCAAGAACTGCACCTAAGCCTTTGACAATATATTTTACTTTTTCCATATTAAAGTCCTTTCATTTTCTAACTTTATACTTAATAGTAGCACAACATATTGTGTCTGTCAACCTTTATTTGCATATTATTTTTTAAATCTTAATGTTCGTCTAGTGCCTGTTGAATCAGTAAATGTAATTGTACTGTGTGAGTATACATTTGATTGTGTTTCTGTATAGGTTGTTCGTGTACTACAACGTGTTTGTGTAGTGCTACCTGCATTTCCTTGATTCATATGTCCAAGCAACCCACCAATGATTGCACCAGCAGTACCACCGTCTGGAAGATCTTTGGTTACATTCTGTCCAATAAAACCACCTAACAATGCACCACTGATCATGTTATCTGGTCCTACTCTGTTAGGCACAACTACATCTTGGCACACCTGTTGATTGTGTGGTGTTTGGTGTACAACACTTTTATAATGATCTTGTACGTATGCATTTACTGAGTCAGCACGTGCTTGTTGAAAAAATACAGCAATTAATATTGCCGTTACAATAGCACCAATTACTATCTTATTCATGTTCCCCTCCTGGATCATTTTTATCTAACTTAACCTTTTTGCCATTTATCCACATATAGCCTCTGCTTCTGCTTGGTGTGTGATATAATGTATCTAAAAAGAAACCTGGCTTGCGTTTAGCAGTTTCAAATATAGCAACTGTTGCAACAATTCCTGCAATCAGTAAAGTATGTGCAATAGTGGTATAGGCAAATACTGTAATACTGCCCAAGCTCATGCTAAAAATAATACACCACATCCATGCTAGTACTTGCATAACCATATGTCTAACGTTGGTATCTGGAATAGCACTTAGTGGATTTCTTCGATCATCCATAATTACATTCCAACTGCTTACTATCCATTCTCTCACTGGATAAACTCCTTTTTCAAATGTTACATTTAAAGGATAATTAGCATCAACTATGTCTTTGAAATCAATTGCATCAAATCTATTGTAGAAATATTGCACAATTTTTGTATCACGCCAATAGCCTGTAACTCTATACACTTAATTATCCTCAAACTCTATATACAGTATATGGCTAAATTAGTGCTTTGTCAACCTTTATTTTAAAAAGCCTGACACTTGTAGTGTATACTTGTCTTGCATGCCTGCGTTGGCACTTAAATGCATGTGATCGCTATCCCATATCCATCCATCGCCGGCACTCCAATGGGTACTGTTGTGCCATTCATTGTCTTTTTGATACTGTATGTACTCGCCTACATGCCAGTCTTCTAAGTACATGTTTGCTCTTACTTTAAGTCTAGTATCATCTGGGTAGGCACGTTTAATTTGAAAGAATGTATCTCTGTGTACAGGAATAACATTGCCAGGCGGTTGTAATATACTACTAACGGTTACAACTTCTATGCCAAGTTTACTACCTAGTTCGTCAAAGTCAACCTGTTCTCTGGTCCACCATAGTTGTCTAATTAATGTATTGCCCATGTCGTAGCTGTCCGGAAAGCCGCCAAACTTTTCATGTATGTCTTTTAGTTCATGCACTTGATGTGATATGCAACTGCCACTATGAACACTATAGTCAGCCTTTGTGAATATATCGTAGTCGTAATCTAATTGTACTGCTTCTAACATGCTAATATTTATTGATAAGTATTTTCATGCTTGATAAAATTAAAACAAAATGGCAAAATTGGCGTGAGAAATGGACAGTTGATCATAGTGTTGATGTAGCAGTTGATCTTGTGTTACTATTAATTGATGTTATTGCTTCACCAGTTCTTATCGTAGTAAGACTAATACGTTACATAATTGGTGATTACGTAGTTAATAAAATTAAGTCAGGAATAAAAATTGCAATCCATTGGTGGGAGAAACGTTCAAAGCCAGTGCGTCGCTTGTTGCTCGTATTGTTTTTAATCATATTGCCATTTGCATTAATCGTTGTGTATTTCTTTACAGAAATTGTTAACCTGTATTTTGAATACAATTGGAATGATTAAATGGTGCCGGCAGCAAGATTCGAACTCGCGACCTGATGATTACAAATCAACTGCTCTACCAACTGAGCTATGCCGGCATGTTTGGCAGAGGACCAAGGAGTCGAACCCTGGCTTAGTGGGTTGGAGCCACTCGTGCTACCGTAACACTTGTCCTCTATAAATTGGTGAACTGTGAGAGATTCGAACTCCCGACCTTCTGATTCGTAGTCAGATGCTCTATCCAGCTGAGCTAACAGTCCATTCTTTTATACGTTTATTGCAACGTAAACTAATAATGCAAAAATTCCAACGTTAATTAACATATTAATATAATGTGGATTTGGTGCCATTGTATTCTCCTAAATAAAAATACATTATAGCATCTTTATAATAAAAGTCAACCAAAATATACATTATATAATATGCCAATTGTTATTGCACATATCACACAGTTCAATAGATGCAGTGCTATGTAGTCACTTGGTTTCATAGGTGGCCTTTCTGTAGGTTCCGTCTCTTTTAAAATGGCGAGCATTAAAGTAAGCAGTGTATATACTGCTGATGTATCCATATTTTGGTGCTTGTGTTTTGTACCACCATATGTAATCTTCTAATATTATTCGCATGTTCGCCTCAGATCGTTAGTAAGACAGTGTATACCGGCATCCCAAAAGTATTTGTGTCTAAATGGAGAGATATGTGCAGTAATACCATATCGTTCAAGTGCGTCTACTGTACGTTTGTTATATTCAGCAATTACTACATTAGTTGGATTAATAACTAAAATATTTACACCGAACACTGTCTCATGAGCTTCGCCAACCCATTCATTAAAGTACTGATCAACAGTTTCAAGTATCTTTGGATTTTTATCAAAGCCTGGTATATACCATTTACCTGCATTAAGTTTCATACTGCTTTGGAACTTATTATGTTTTGCATAATCGCTTTCTGCTAAATGCACTACTTCCCAATCAGGAAAAGTATCTTTATAATCTTCATTGGCTATACTGATTATTAAGCCTTCAGTTACTGGACAATACACTGCATCTCCGTGTCCTTGGGCATCAACAATAGTATTGTGGGTATCCGTAAATAATGTATCTACTTCACGTTGTATTTGATTCCAGTTATCATAGATGGTCTGTGTTGCAAAGTATAAGTTGTCTCCTAACCTGCTTACAAAACATCCGCTAATATAACTAAGATCTGTTTCTTGAATATCACGTCCACGAAATATGTCTTGATAGAACTTTAGTTTTATATCATGCTTTGCTTGATCACGTGCTTGAAACTGTGACCATGTAAGAATATCTTGATTAGCAAATGCATTGCGTGCAAAGTTTGCATTTGGTGTAGTGCATACCCAAAGTTTATCTCTAATCTGTATAAAATGATCACGTGGTTGCACCGGCGGTGGTACCAATATACCGTTCACCATGCACTGCTCATAGTCTGGTATGGTTGGACGTACAACATCAACTCCAAACTGTGCTAAAAGTCTACAGAGTTTTTGTAAATCTTCTTCTGTTTCTATTGCCAGTTGTTCAAACAACCTACGTGTAGGAACATCTTGTATCCATGAATAGTATTCAGGCGGATAGCCTTTGCCTACTACACATTCTTCTAGTTTGTCCCAGTGGTAATATACACTCATTGCTTCAACATGCTTTTGTCATATCTAGTGTCAAATGCTTCTGATCCTAATACTTTATGATTATTAAAGTCTTCCATGAATACTGTAAATGTGCCGTTACGGAAACTTGGAATAAATTTTAATAACTCTGTTCTGACTGGTCCTTGATGTAAATCTGCTTGCCGTAAACATTCTTTTAAAAACACATTGTCTTTTATCAGTTCTACATTGTGCAACAATCTACTTGTATTTTTCAATAGCAAGTTTTTTAAGTTTTCTATATCTTTAAATAGATGTTGATTATATAAAAGTGAATTTACGCAACGTTCGTATGGATCTGACAATGTTTCGTAACTATGGTCAATGATATCATCAAACACATCAAATCCGAGATCCCGCATAGATTGAGGTATTTTCCATCCTCCAAACCAAATTGGAAATGTGCCACCAAACATAGCCATGTAACTTTTTTCTGTGGCAAAAGCCTCACGTTCATAGTATAGAGGTTCTGTAATTATACTAATACAACTTGGCTCATATACTGATTCTTTCAACAGATGCTTGTATGTTTCGCCATTTTTAAAATTTCCGTTTCTAATACCTTGTTCCAGACATACCTCGGGACCAAATTTATAGTCTGTAACTGGAATGTCATTGATATTATTTGTTTTCCATGGCAAACTATATGTATAGTTTTTTAATTCTAACCGTTTAATTTCTTTCAAAAGTAATTGTCGATGTATACGGGGCTTGTTAATTGAAAAATTAAACAAATGTGTCTTTTTGTTCCAATCAAGTGTAATTTCTTGTTTTCTAAATTCTTCTGCTTCGACTGCTAGAAACATTGGTAAACATATACAGTTGTATTTGTTAAGTGCATCATCGTGTAGCACGTGATCAAAAACCAGAGTATGCAATTTTGGATCGCACACACTATTTTCTAAAAGTTTTTCAATATGAAAGCAATGTGCTTCTTCATCATAATGGTGATCGTTGACAAACATTATTTCAGGCTTGGTTAGTTTTTCACCATTGTATCTATATGTAGGTCCGTGTATTTCAATCATTGAGTGGACTCCTGGTATTTACAAGTTTGTGTTTAAGATGTTGAGCATATGCTAAATGTGCTGGTCGAAAAAAATGCCCACGTGGCTCAGTAGGATAACCCTTTCTAGTGCAATAACCTATAAATTCATTTATTGGACCATTCAATGGGCGATATACTGTAGTTGGATATGCAAAAGGTCTAATGCGTTTTTCATGTATGCCGTCGAAGCTATCAATATTAATAACACGGCTACCTTTGCTCTGTGCATACACATTTAATGCTAGAATATTTTTAAGTTTGTTATTGAATCCACGTTGTTGGTTGCCTTCAATTGCAAGCCACCGTTTGCCGTAGTGTTCATACATTTGTTTATCATCAATTTCAACACCAACTGGTATGCCCTGCAAGAGATGTTTGCTAGGCTTGCGAACATAACTGTCGCCTGCACCATAGTTGATTGGTACCCATTGTTCATGTGTTGGGTGAAAATATTCTCCTCTGTCCATGCCGGTCCAGCAGGCAATGATTAAATCATAGTGTTGTTCTTGTTCTGTAAATATTCTAAACATTGCATCATTTGATCCACCTGAGATAGCATGGTTATGTGCAGTATATCCAAGCATGTTTGCAAGAAGCACAGGATAACTGTTCTGTGCTCCATATTCAGGATCTTCATGCATTAGAGCGCCAGCCGCATGCGAACAACCAAGTATCAGTGCATCAGTCAAGTTACAGTCCAATCAAGTTCTGGATGTTTAATGTCCAGCATTAATTCATCTAGAACTAAAGGCCATTCACGTGCAAACTTATCCAGCAACTGTTTATTGGTAGTTGCAGCCTGCTGAAATCGCTCGTAATCTCTGCGTGTGTATTGCCGGGTAACAAACGTTTCGAGTTGGTCAATTATCTTATCAAGTCTATTCCAATGATTGCTAACAGTGTCATATTCATTGTCTACTATATCCTCTAGGACATCAAAACCATGAGTTCGCAGTAATTCTATGCTGTGTGGACTGCAATACAACAACCATGGACGTGGCATTTGTAATGCACGAAATATCTTTTCACTGAATACAATAACATCATCACGTATGTAAGTTTCTAATATCAGACTAACATTTGTATCAATGATACACTGTTCTAATGTACCATGTGAGTTTACTTTATCGTATCCTTGTGCAAGATAACTTACAAGTCCTTTATCTATAATATTTCGTTGCTTGAGTATATTAAATACCCTGTCTCTATCGCCACGTTCTCGTGCCATAAAACAATTGTAACCAATACTAGAAGGACGCTCAATATACACAGGATCAAATCGCCATTGATGCCAAAACTCTGGCAACACACTCTGTAAACGACCTTTATATGGGACAAGCGGATGATTATCCGTAATAACGATATCTGCATCCTCTACTAGATCCACCAATCGACTGGCTAATGTTGTTTTGCCTTTTGAGAACTGTGTTGGATAACCAAAGTTATTGTTGTTTGGGGCAACTGGAGTATAACCACAGGCACTGATATAATCTGTTAACTGTTTAACAGTTTCTCTCTCCTTCTTATCGGAGATCCAAATTCCATCGGTATGTGTTATCATTGCTAATTAATTATATGGAATACTGGAACAACCCTATAAAAACATTCACCAATACTGTGCTTCCTTATCCTAAGGATACTGACCCTATCGTTGCAAGTTTGCACAATGGTGAACATTGTTTATTTTACGATCCAGGAGTACACAAGGCTAGAATACAACCAGGGCATAGCCTAGCAGATATATGTCTTTGGATTAACGTACGATTAAAAGAAGATACACTTGAAGAATTTATCAATGAACCGAAGAACTGGTACGACATTGCAAATGTTGTGAAACTTAACCTGTGGGTAAAAGATATACGTGAACAAGGCATAGTCAAACCAATGTTGTTGAACTACACTGGCAATGAAAAATTTGGAATAAACAATGGTGAAAGCCGTTTAAGGGCAGCGGAGTGTATACCTGAAATAACCACTGTAGAAACTTTTATTACCACACATACAAAGTATGCAGATAATTTTAAGAACTTACCACAGATAGAAAACTTTGAACAGTTTGCAGAAATTTGTAGAGCAGATGTTGGACAGGAATTTCTTTTTAAATATACCGATAAGGATGCCCCTTATGGTATAGAATGGTACGAGTATAACAACCAGAAGACTGCTAACGTGACACCTGGCCAACAAACAGCAAGAAAAACACTACACAATTATCTCAAAAAATATCCTGACATTGTGTTCAATGTTGATTGGTTTAATAATGCCGTAGACTGGACACCTTTTTGGGAGCCTCATAACGGGAATCTTTGGGAGTGAAAAAACTTTCAATAACTGCATCACGCCATTGTGTATTTCTATCTGTGTCACTAACTGTTACATCTAAATAGGGCAGACTATCGTTGCAATGTCCGCTGAAACCTTGCTTTGGCCATATATGCTTTACAGTCCATTGTTCTAAAAATAAATCTCTTATTAGAGGCTTTGGCACTGATCCTACTTTGTATTCAAATGGTAAGTTAAGTGCAAACTGCATCACAGGCTTTGCAAGAAATGGATTGCGTGCTTCGATACCATGAGCACCTGCTATCGCATCAACACCTCTTATGTCACACCCACTTATTTGATGCCAGTAGTCAGCAAGTAAAGTTGCTTGTCCAGCATGCTGATCGTAACTGTCCATACACCATCTCCACAACGGTGAGTCCACACTGTAAGGGCTGTTGTTATTGTAGTTTAGTTTTTGATATATATCATATCCACCAAACAGTTCATCAGCACCCGCACCTGTAAACAGTACACGTTGATCACATGCACTTGCTATTGCCCATTGTCCAACAAAACTCCAACTTTGCACAGGCATTCGTGTACGTTCAATCACTTGTGTAAACAGTTCAGCCCACTGCTCTGCATCAATTGACAAATGGTGAAGACGTTGCATTTGTTCATCAGATAAAAAATCACGTATGTGATCAACAATAGGATCTTTGCCCTGCATGTTGGTTGCATATAATTCTGGTGCATCCAAGTGGCTCAGTATTATGCTTGAATCAAGTCCACAACTGTATGTAAGTGCATAGTCACATTTGGGTGTCATTGTTTTAAGTGTTTGCTTCCATATGCTGGCAAACTGTTCTTGTGCTTCTTGATAGGTACATTCAACTGGTTTGATCCAATTCCAAAGCATGTCAATGGGTTGACTTACTGTACCGTTTGTATATTCCCACCCTGGTATCACTCTTGTTATACCCACATATGGTGTTTGTTCTAGCATGGTCCAATGGCGTGTGGCATAACTGCCCTTGACCTTTGCTGGTGTAATATATTCTAGTATAGGTGCTACTTCTGAACACACAATAAGAATATCGTCATCTTTATATTGGAACAGTGTTTTCTCACCTTGTGGGTCAGCGGCATAACGCACAGTTACACCGTCAGTCCATGCCCATGCCCAAGGACCCCATCCACGTGCTAAGCCACGTGCATTGCGATTTACACATTTATCTACAAATTCTATATCGTTTGAATAGTTGCCTAGTTCTTTGTAGTTGTATATCTCGCCGTTGTATGCTAAGAAGTTTGTGTGTGTTTGTTTGTAGTAATCATCTGTACCTGTAATATGTAATACTACTTGTGCAATAAAGATACCGTTTTCATACTGATAACGTGTTCTATCAGGACCTCTACTTTTAAGAGTGCTTAATGCTCGAAGATGCTGTTCTACTGGTAGTTCTTGATTGCTTTTAACTAATAGGATACCACACATATCAACCTACACAGGTGCTTAAAAATTGTAGCATTTCACTGTTACGTGCCGCCCATGGAAGAACTAACACAGTTAAGATTCCTAGTACATACCACATTGCATAAATCATAATTGATACTCCATTGTTACTTGCCAAGCAGTACCATCTGCAAATTCATCTCTGCTGAACTGACTGTGTGCTATGTGTTCAAGCATGTCTGTTCTATCAAAATTACTTTGCTTTTGCCAATGTTGTACTGCACTTTCTCCTAGTATTTCTACAGGTTTTCCTAAACATAATGCTTCTACTGCGGCCATACTATGATGTGTAATTACCTTACGACTGTTACGTATTAACGGTAATATATCTCGATAACGTTGTTGTCTACTTGCTCTACCACCTGGCTTATCTCTAACTAGTGCATGTGGATATTTTGCTAATACTTGTTCACGCCACGTGTCGTAGTTTTTTCCAAACCAAGTGAACAGTTTATTAGGCAATGGCATAACCAGCAAGTCATAGTCACCGAGTGTGTTCCAATCTGCCCATCGGTCGTCTAATTCAAGTGTGTGTATTCTACTGCTACCAAAGGTACCTACACGTGTGTTTTGTAAACTGTTGTAACTTATTCTATAGTACCAAGGCTTCTTGTAGTTGTGATTGCCTATGTAGCCATTGTCAATATAAAAGAAGTTTATGTTGTGTTTTTTTATTGCTTGTTTTAAGTAGTTGTCAAAAGGAGCACTGAACACAAGTGTTCTATTGATTTCAATATCTTCTGCACAGTTGATAATTTTACAATCATAATGTTCTAGTAGATACGGAAACAACTGTTCTCGTATTCTTATGCTTTCACTTGGAATTTGTAATTGCACTACTTACTGTGACTTGGCATTTTGGTCTCTATAAACCAAACATGCTTTTGTAATTTAGGATGATACTTCTTTACACGTATCTTTTTACCTTCACGTATCATACTAACAGTTTTATGTGCTAGATAATGATAGGTTGCATTTTCACGTTTCTCGCCTTCGGGTATCATCCATGCTTTGGAGTCTTTGTTTTTTTTAGCTGCCATCTACTGTTCCTGTTATTGTCATTGTACGTCTTATCTCTACACCTGCATTCACGCCACTGTGTAGTATTTTCTGCCAAGGTGTAATGTCAAATACATCGCCTGCACTGTAATTAGTTACAACTTGATCATCACCCATAAAAAGTGCATGACCCATTTTATAGTTACCACAGGGTATCCAAAGCCTTTTTATGTCTCTGTTTACCCATCTATATTTTTTACGTGACTGTGTATAGGCGTCTACATGCGGTTCAGTAAAACTTGCAGGTGGCAGTTCAATTACTCTAATCAGTGTTTTTCCGGTGTATCCTTCTGATGCTAGAAAGCCATCTGGTAACCATGTATGAAAGGTATCGCTGGTATAACAATGATGGGCACAGTTGTCTGTATTGTAGTATTTTTCACCATCGGCCATCATCTGTCTAAGTGTAATGTGCGGAGCCGGCTTACGTACACAACCATCTTCACGGTCCAATCTATCATTAAACCATTTCCAATCGATATCTAGTTTACTATGCGGCTTCAGCAACTTCTTCTCCAGTAACAGTCATGACTCTGCGTGTCTTTATTCCTATGTTAAATGCACTATGCATTATGTTTTGCGGAAATTCAAAAACGTCTCCGGCTTTATAATCAATCACAACTTGTCTCTCAACACAAAGTACATGACCAAACTCATAGTCCATGCATGGAATCCAAAGGCGTTTTATTCGAGCATCTTTAGCCAATCCAAACTTCCGTTTGGCACTATTATATGTGTCCATGTGAGGCCATGTGTTTGTTCCTGGCGGATGTTCAAGTATTTTAATTAAAACATTTGTTGTGCTTATGCGGTTACGTTCTAAGAAGCCATTGGGCAGTAGTGGGACAAATGTGTCTGACTCATACATAATTTTTTGTGCATTAAGTTGGTTAAGAATCGCTTGTAGCTCATCAGGTATCTGTTCATAACCTTCTTTGTCGTAGACATTTTCTAACAAAGCACCTCTGCTGACTTCTACATTATCTCTGTTGTCCAGTTGTTTGTTAAATGCATGCCAATCAATATCTAATCGATCTTGTTTTAGCAAACTTCAACTCCTCTAAAGCCTTTACGGTCTAGTGCTTCGCCAGTTACTGTGATTATTCTGCGTGTTTCAACTCCGATGTTACCAGCACTGTGCAATATGTCACCTGGTATCTCAAACACATCACCTGCTTTATAATCTGTCATAATAAAATCATCACCAACACAAAGGATATGTCCAAACTTATAGTCTGTGCATGGTATCCACAATCTTTTTACTGGTCCATCCTCAGCAAGATCAAATTTTTCTTTTGTAATATGATATCCATCCAAATGAGGTTGTGTTACAACTCCTGGCTCGTGTTCAAGTACTTTAATTATAACACGACCATCCATACCGACTGTTGGCCAAAAATCTTTTGGAAACATATCAACAAAGTCATCGCTTACGTATTCTGTGTAAATGCAAGTTGCTTTATCATAATGATGTTCATTTACTTTGTAGTTGTTGTCGTATGTTTCTTGTTTTAGAGGCCAGTTGTATTCTGTTGGCTTTTTTACCACTCCATCTATTTTGTCGATCCTAGTATTGAATGCTTGCCAATCAATATCTAAGTGTCCTATTTTGTCCATGTTTAGCTCCTATGTATTATATATTTTTATAAGTTTGTTTGCAAGTTTTTTATCACTTAATTTGTTTATTTCTCTTATATGTCTATCCCCAACACGATTTATTTTTGTTTTAGAACCTTTGTATTCTACTTCTGAATAGTCTAAACCTTGATGTTTAGCAGTGCTTACGTCTTCAAAACCGTTCGGAATAAGTTCTTGTTGGCTATATATTTCTAAGTTATCTATATCTATAAACCAAGCAAACTTGCCTTGGCTTACTAAAGGATCAAAGCCTGTGCGACATTCAGGAAATATTTCAAAAAACTTTTCCATACAACGTGCATATTTACTAACTATATCCCATCGATCAGCTACTAAAAAATTGCCTTTTTCCATTGGGTACTTTGCATTTTTTCCTAATTTTTTATCCGCATTAAATATTTCAGGGCGAGAAATTACATGGTTTAGGTCGTCTTGATCATAAAATTTAAAAAAGGATAAGGTATTTGTAATGTCAAAATTTTTGTTATTCAGTATATAAGACCGATACAGTCTGCTTTCTTTAATTAACGTTTTTACATTTCCTGGATGAGCCCAAAAGTAAATTGTATTCAACAAGCCACCTCTATCGTTCATTGCACTGTCAAGAAATGTTACGTACCAACGATTTTTGTAATAGACCAATTGCGGTTTGTCTTTGCCAATGATAAAGCAACCCAATGGGTCCATATCAAATTTTTTATCTAAATTTGCAGGCACACCATAATCATATGGCGTTGCTCCATTGTAAAAATTTTCAATTTGTAACGAGCTCATTGGCTCAATTATAGTACCACATTGTGGGCGTTTGAATATTGCATATTCATCTGAGAAATGTTTTAGTAATTCGTCTTCATGTTGATATAAAAAAGTTTGCTTATCTATCCAATCACGATATTTGTAAAGACTAGGAAATGCATTTTCTCTATACTCTTCATTCATGTTGTCATCAGTTTCAGTAAAAAAATGCATAACAGTCTCATCTATGCGAATATTGTTCTCAATAAAATCTAACAAAATTCTTTGACTGTCATATCCGCCACTGTATAGTAAGGCAACATGTTGGTATTCTTTTTTAAGCCTTTTTATAAAATCCAAACTGTAGTTGTAATCCATGTCAAGAGTTTTGTCTGCAAGTGTAGCTCTGAACTCGTCCATATGTGCTGGTGCAGTTACAAAAGGTAACCAGCAATCAAACTCTTTTTCGTACCACTTTGCTAGGAACACATTGCCTAATCTTTTGCCATCAGGTGTTTGCCAATAAAAGTGATAGTTCATCTTCCTTGCTTGGCTATCGCCTGTACTAACTAATTCTTCTAGTTTATCTCTATACACGTTTGGTCCTTAAGACGCAGAAATAGTGTGACGAAATAAGTCGTCACACTATAAAGTTTAGTTGTAAACTCTATTGAAGTTTACCAGCTTTCCAGTTGTTTACTGTATCAGCTTTAACACCACCTGGCATCCAATCGGCAGCATCTTGCCACCAGTCTGCAAGTCCAAGTCCTCTTTTTTCTAACTCAGCAGCAGTTGGAATAAATGCAGTACCGTAGTACTTCTTTAGTGCAGGATCATTTGACATCATATCTGCCATTACTGCTTTAGTATCTGCTTTCTGTGCATCATCTAGTTTGATTCCAAAAACGATTGGAAATTCAACTAAACTTGATAGGCCCCAATTTGGAAACAAATCAGCAAATTTTGCAGTACCGTTTACACCACCTGTTGTAGCAAAACAATGTAGGTCTGGCGTGTTAATTTCTCTTGCAGTATAACCTAAATACATTAAGTCTGTATCGCCTGCTAAGAAACCTTTAAGTGTATTTGAAGAACCGTTGTATGCAACTTTCTTCCACTTGTTTCCAAACTGCTTACCTAAGTCTGAGAAATCATCTGGTAAGTTATTAAAAGTACCAATTGTAACACGATCTTTTGCTTTGATCCATGCCATGATATCTTTTAAATTTGAACCAATGTTGTCTGACTTACGTACACACATTGCATTTGATCTGTAAAAGAAAGGAGTTACATAACTTACGTCCTTAGTAACTTCTGGTGCAATAAAGCACTTCTTTCTAACTACATCACTGATCCATGATGATCCAGATTTAAAGTAAAATCCTGGACGGTCTGTTGACGCAATGTATTTTTTGTTTTTATGACAGTTAGCAGTATGTACTAATTTACTGTCATAGCCTCTTTCAGTAAGAGCCTTTTGTAACATAACACCCTGTTTCCAGTTGTTACCTGTATTAGAAGATGCAACAATAACGTCTAGTATCTTCTTGTCTGCCATTGCAGTTCCAGTCAAGCCTGTAACTGTTATTGTTAGTGCTATAATTGTTGCACTTAGTCTTTGTAGTAAGGTCATATATATTCTCCGTAATGTACCTAAGTTAAGTTAATGTTATACAACAGTTTAGGTTTGTTGTCAACCGTCCATTTGGTTAATATTAACCAAAATGCAAATTATATAGAACATTAGAACTCATCAACAATTTGTCTTGCAATATAAATGCAATTAAAAGTATTAATGTTTCTGTTCTACGTAAAAAATATCCTAAAGGTAAAAGTATAATCATAACAGTAAAATGATACCACATGTCATATTGCTGAAACCCTGTGTATAGCACAAGTCCAACCAGTATAACACCAGTAGCATAGATCATATGAACCATGTTAAGTTTTTTCAGTACATTGACATATTTCACTGCAGGCCAACACAGTACCACTGCAACCATGTTGATAAAAACAAACCAATAGGTTAGTCTTTCAAAAAAGTTTTGTTCAATGCTGATTCTCCAATTGATCACATAGCTGTTCATTTCTATTAGGGATATAAGAATTGTTTCACTTGGCGACATTGGAATACCAATCAGCATTAATGGCAACAACAATACTAGTGTACAACTGTTGTTGGCAGTTTCAGCACTGATTAGACTCTTCATGTGTCCATCTTCGCGATAACTACCATTCTTAATGGCACGTTTCTTTTCAACTGCATAACTGAAGTTACTGGCTATACCTGTACCAATATGTGGCACCAAGCCAACAATAGCACCAAATATACTACCACGTATACTGGCCCACTTGTTTTGCCACCAATGTTTAAAGTGCAACAATGGTGAGCTATCATCAAAGTAGTCTCGGTCGTTTTCATACTTGAAGTCTTTGAATTGTTCAATTGTGTTTAACAGTGTTGGAAATACGTAGAGTGCTACAACAACTGGAAACAGAGGTAAGCCTTCATATAGGCTTGGGAACATATCATAAGGCAGATAGCCTTCTCCGAATATAAAGAATGGAACATTATGTTGTCCTACTAGTCCTAGTGCGGCTCCAAGTGCAAATACAACTGCATTTTCTTTCCAACTTTTGCCTAGTAAGAATACCACACTACAGGTTGCAATCCAAAGTATTCCAAACTGTATTTCAGCACTGTAGAAGTTCATAAGTCCATGTATTACAAACGGAAGCACTGCAAAAATAACACACACACTTATGAAACTTCCAAACACTGATCCAATGGCAGCTCCACTTATAGCAAAGTTGCCTTGCCCTCTTTCAAATAGTCGTTTACCTTCACGTACTGCTGGCAAACTACTTGACTCACCTGGGATACCAAATACAGTTGCAATTACACTGCCACTAAACTGAGATACTGATGCAAGTCCAAGATAGAAAACTAACATTTGAAAAAGAGTTGATTCCATAAGGAAAGGATAAAGCATAAACAACATTATAGTATTGCCAATGCCGGGAATCAAACCTGCTAAAAATCCTGCAAGAATACCTCCCATCACATGGATAAAGTCTATCCATTCAAATCCACCTACAATATGAACAACGCCATCTTCAATCATTACAAATTCCTATTAAAAATTACACCTACATATTAACACAAAATAGGTTTAATTTCAATACTTACTTTTACCTTTTATATGATTTCGACTAGAAGAATAGAGCTGGGCGTTCGTGTTAAGTAAAGAGCATATTGCTCAGGCGTCCGTTTTATGCTCGCGTCATTGCTGGCGCTGTCGATGTGAATATTTATAGTTGAATTTGATGGGGGTTAAATTTATATGGCTTTTCTTTTTATACTGTACCGCTTTACTGTGTCAGCATCTAAGCACTCAAACCGCATGCCATTATTATTGGGTTCAAGTATAAACATGTCGTTAACAATGTCTGGATTGTTCCGCACATAAGCAACACATGCAGGCCGGCTGCTAAAACTTTCCTGCATGAGTTTTATTTCTACTCGATCAGTATGTGCAAATGTCAAAAATGCTACAACAAACCATTCAGTCATTATTTTATCAACTTATAACAAACCCTTTTGCCTTTAACACTATCAATTGTAATAGCAGGCAAACCTTCGGTTACAACTCTACAGTCCTGTAGCTCAGACCATTTATAGCCTTGTGCTTTTTGTGCTTGTACTGTATCAAAAAATTCATTGTTTCCTATAGAGAACAATAGTGCTAGTATAATTATTGCCATAGATCTTTCCTTTGTTTCTAACTGTTACTATACTTATAGTATACGATAATAAACTCTATTTGTCAACCTTTACCAATGCTCTGGCCAGGCGTAATGTCTATTCAATGTATTATAAATTTGTTGTGTTTTGAATTGAATTTCACTGCCTTTGTTTAATCTCCGAAGTGTTCCTAACCAGTTAACCAATCCATTTATTTCTGTTTTAGTACCACTGTGTGTAGCTCTTCCCACTGTTAACGGCCTACCTCTTTTACTTGCAAAGCCATAGTTCCATAGCATTTCAATCTGTGTATGTCTGTTTTTAATTCTAGTAAACTTGCCATCTACATAGTGAAAAAATCCTTGTTCACTTGTTAGCACAGAATAATTTTCATAGTTTAAATTAAGTTCAAGACATTCAGTTCCTTCGTCACTTACTTCACTTCTCCAAGTGGTTCTACTCCAATGATTTTCGCTGGTATCAAATGCTTTTATCTGTGCGTCTGTCATTATTTCATCTGCTATCACATTGTTATTGCCTAAAAACTGTATAGTTCTTGGTGTTATTAATACTGTAGGTATAAAAAGTGCTTCTGCACGCCATAGTATTTCTTTTTGATTTTGTACACTGTGTTCTTGTGCAGTTTTTTGTACGGTAAACTGTTGAAGTTGCAATCCTGCACGTTCTTCTTCAAAGTTTCTATAATACCTGCCGTTTTTAAGTTTACTACTTACTTTTGTGTAAAGCGACACATCTTTGGTTTGTAAATGCATACTACGTTCCTTTTTAATTTATTATAACATTAAAAAAGCATTACGTCAATTATTTTATAAATGCACCAATTCTACCATGCACATCAGGATACTGTCTATATGTATAACCTGGAGGCGGTACTGTGGACTCACCTTCCCATACAGGAATGAAATGACTTATATTGTTAGCAAAGTCTTCGTTGTTTCTCAAATGTACTTCTATAAGTTTACCATTAATGTATTCACAGTTTAACCATTCATACTTGGTACCAATATTGCGTAGCATTAGAGGTAATGCTATTTGATTCTCTCTACGTATCCATTCTTTCCAATGTGTTAGAGTATCAGGAGGTTTTATTCCTTCTACACACAAACTTTGTGATCCCCATTGATAGTCTACACTTAGGTGTATGCCTGCAAACCACTCGCACCAAAAGTATCCAACGGGCAAATGTGTAGTGCCTTTATCCAACCATACTTTACTTGCACCTAGTCCTAATCCTAAGATGTTAATACAAGGACGTACTATGTACACACCAGGTACAGTAACATCTTGCCCCACTGGTCCGCAGTTGTAACCTAATTTTCTTGAAAGGATTAGTTTATCCATTACCCAAATATCATCTGGGTCAACAGTACGCCACACTATATCTTCTGGGTGATCATCCAAAATTATTGTTTAACCATTGTTCTAGATCACCAGTGAGATTGGCCATCATTGCTTCTTGTGAACCAAAAAAGCTCAAACGTTTTCTGCCGTAGTAGTATGGAAAGTGTAACTTACGATCTAAGCCTAATAAAATTCGTTTGTTTTTACGGGCAAAGTTTTCTGGTAAAACAAAATCCCAATATTCAAACTTGAGATCTTTTAATATCTTGAATCCTGTGCTTGTTAATCGCATGCCGCCATTTTCACGTGTGTTGTACCACCAAGAATGAAATGCAGTTTTGAAGTCTAAATTAGCACGTTCAGTGGAGCCGTCAAAATGTAGTGCTATAAAAGTTTTAGTAAGTTTTTCTTTTCTATCCCTCACTGCGTATCCAATCAATTAGTTCGTCAGCAATTAATTCATGTCCGCGTTGATTAGGATGTCCGCCATTGGCTTTATTATCCTGTACAATATCTTTGCATGTTTTACTATATATTTTTGTTTGATCAACTTCTTTCCAAAAATCTACTGATTTCCATCCTGTAACATAGTAATCATTTATTTTATGAATAGCACACATTGTTTGTAGTGTAATAATAGTTGTGTTATTTGTAACATCAAGAAGTTTGTCACTGTAAAAATATTTCCAATAGTTTGTATTGATTATGTTTGTAAGAGACTTGTCTTGTGTTGGCCCGCTAAATCCACCATTTGGAGTTTGGAACATCCATAGTTCATTTTTATCGCCAACCATGTTTCGACTAGGGTCCGTAAGGAAAAATATTGCAATACAATCGCTAGGATCTGCTATATGAGAATGAGATAACATATGAAGGAAACGTTTTAGTTGTACTGCTAGATGGTTTATACTGCTGGCAGGATATGCATAGTTTTTAAATTGCTTGCATCCAAGTTGGTTTGCAACTAGTTCACCAAATGTCTTCTCGTTTGGCAAAAGCTCGGAACCTTGCGGCCAGCTGTCTCCGAACGTAACTAGTGTTTTATTTTCCATTAGGGTACACTTGCTCACCCTTGTGTAGCAACACAACACTAAAATCTTCGGTTTTAAATTGTGCATTAAGTTTTTTTGCTAAACTAATGGCATGTCCTGGGTTAGAGAAGCTAACTTTCTTATACTTTGGTCCTGGATACTGTACAAGCAAGTTTGATGTTTTTAGGTTAATAGGCGAGCCTTTAAAGTATACTGCCCATATTCCATCACTAGCAAGTACTTGCTCTGTTTTGTATGTTGCTTTATCAGTGACTTCTACTAATATAGTTGGTTTTGGTCTACTCATTTCATTATCTCCACAGTTATTTACCATAAACTGCGTAGATAATCTGTTAACTGCTTAGTTAACTACCAATTTCCACCATCAACTTCTATTGTTTGTGGAGTTTCTTCTACAGGATTAGATTGTAAAAGCCTTAGGTCTAATAATAATTTTGTTATATCACCATGCAAGTTTTTGGCATCCTGCATGTTCCAAACAAAATCGTTTGCACTTGTTGCTTCACATTGTGCAACACGATCAATAAACTTTCTAATGTAGAGTCCGCTCATTTATACTCAAAACCATCTGCTGATTTAGCCGGACCCATGTATCCGTAACGTTCTAACAAGATCAATTTTGGACAGAAGTGCATTTTTACTTTTTTACCAATCTTAATTTTGTAATATCCAGCGGCATACCAACTACGTGACTTCTTTTCTTTGGTGTATATTGGTAATCGTGTGTTTATATTATATACACCATTGAATGGTTTTACGTCAGTGGGAAAGTTGTTTACTTGATTCTCAGGATACTTTATACGTTCTTGATCATCTTCAAATGCAATATTGGTTACATCACGTAAACTTTTAATTGTTTTAAATCGAGCATTGCCTTGTTGAGTTGTAACAAAGTAACCGTTATTATCTTTTTCAACTGATCCAATCTTCTTCTCGTCTTGTTTAATTACCCAAAACTTTCCGTTTACAATTGGTCTTGCTATAGTTGTACTCATTGCTTTAATGCTCCTTGATATGTTTGATTCAACCAACGTCCATACTGTTCTGCATGTTCACTGAGTCGATTCAACTCGTATTTACCACAAAATTTTAAGAACTTTGAACCTACTTGTCCTATGTCCTTGTTGGTTATTTGATTAATAATTTCTAAGTCAACCCTGTCTTTTATCTCTTCAGGTTGTTGTGTAAGATCAATTAGCTGTTTGTTTCTGTTGTAGTCATCTAACACTCTATGCTCTTTGTCCTCATGATCAGTCCAACGTTGTAACATCATGTTGTTCCAAGCATATCCTTTAGCATGTCTATCTGCATATGCTTCTAACAAGCCGACTTTGTTCTTAGTGCCTTTCTTACGTACACCAGGAAATGCACTAAACACGTTATCACTGCTGTCGCCTCGCATGCACTTTTCAAATAACAAGTACTCAGGGTCGCCTAACAGTTTAGGTTCTTTTGTTTTCTTATCTATAACCTGCTTGCCTTTAGCATCAAATATACCTTCTAGTGTAATCAAGTTATCAGTAATGCCATTAAACTGTGTTACGTTCTCTGTAATCAACTGATAAAAGTCACTGTCGCTACTGATAATAATATGTTCATCTGTAGGATGCAGTGCAATCCAACGTGCAATAAGATCATCTGCTTCTGCATTGGCATCACGTAACACACTACAATTTGTCTTATCACGTAGATATTGATTAAAGTCGTCAAATGTTTCCCAAAACAGTTTGTCTTCTTCTTGTTCACGTTCAGTTTGTGCAGCTCTTGCTTCAGTACGATTAGCCTTGTATGGCTTGTAGTAATCCTTACGCCAACTACGACCTTCTAAACAAAACACAACATGATCAGCATCAAACTTTTTTACAACTTTGTTGATAGCAGCCATGCTTATGTGCAGTGCATAACCAACTTTCTCCCATGGGTCACTTGCACGAAAGGCAACGTGTCTTGCACGGAAAAACATGTTAGCAGTGTCAATCAATAGATACTTCATACGAATCCTTTTGTTAATAATACACTTATTATAACACTAGATTAGACGATTGTCAACTATATATTTTGTTAAAAATTGTGCCCATACTCTATGCCCATCAGCACCATAATGCCAACTGGCAGGTGATACAGTATCGCAACTTGCTCCTACTACTTTATCAAATGTCGTATCGCCATAAGGATCAATATAACTATTGCCCCATTTCATTTTAGTTTTTATTTTACCAAAGGTATTGTTGCCATTGAAGAATATGTGTTTAATTTTCTTTTTGTTTAGTAATTGATGGAAGTTCCATATTTTTGTGTGTGCTGATTTTGTTTTCTTTTCCCAGTCTATGTTTGCAACATATTCTTTGTACTTTTGCTGATGACTTTTTGGGACTACATCTATACCACTTGCATTAATCTGATAGTAATTATTGTCTATTTTCCACTCTTCTCTTTCCCATGTGCTCCATTGTATAACCATAAATGTACGATATAATTCGTGTTCGTGCTTTTTTATCCATTGTTTAGAGGTTCTTATAATGCGATCATTTGAACTGGCACTCTCTGCGGCACACACCATACCACAACTAAGCCTATTGCTTAGTAGTTTTGAAAAACTCTTCTCTAGGTTGTCAGGATGTGGAGCCCTGCCCATCATCCAATAACGACTATCATCTTCTGCAAATGCATGATTGTTTACACATTCAGCGGCTGCAGTGTGCGAATCTCCGTTGGTATATAATATCATATTATGTGATTGTTCTTAATATAATTCATTATCTTACCTGCCCATAATCTGTGTCCGTCTTCTTTATAATGATACCATTCGTCTGGAGTACATCCTTGTGCTTTTAACCAATGGTAATAACTTTGATCATTATCATAAGGGCCAATAAAACACTTGCCCCACGGATATTCGTATGATGTGTTTAAAAAATCATACATGCAATTGAAAAATACATGCGGAATTGCACCAAGTTCTTGATGAAATTCAAATATTTTTGTATGCCAGTGCTTGCTTTTTTTAATAAGTTCTTCTTGTGTTTGTGCAGTTACCCACTTTTTGTATTTACTTTGCAATTGATCTGGCAAACCATCGTGTCCGCTACTGTTAACATTATAATATTTGTTATTATATTGCCATTCTTCTCGTTCCCACGTACTCCAACCAATTATAATCAAGTTTGGAGTTGTGTGCTTAAGATAATCACGTGTGCGTCTAATAATACTAGCATTACTGCTACCACCTTGTGCTTGGTTAACAAACTCTGTACCAAAGTTTTCGCCAATAACATCTACAAAGCTCCATGGTGCAGTATGACTATCACCGTTTGCATACAGTAACATTATTTTACTTCTGTGTAGCCGTCGCCTAGATCTCTGCTTTGAGTATAACGTACATCAGGATCAGCTTGTTCATTTTCGTATGTTTCTAGTGCAACATTACGGCATACGTTTTGAAACCATCTATCAACAATTACGTGTTCTTCTTCGTTTGGCTTTTGTTGATAGCCAGCACGTACAAGATTTGCAATAAACTTTTCATTCCAGTCTAGTTCAAATGCACCGTTGTTAATTTGCTCTGGATCAATGTCCATACTGATAATGTTAACATATGGTTCTCCGGCTGCAGTTGCAATTTCTTTGTCTGTTTTCTTCGTTTTAGACTTTGGCTTTTCTTTTACAACAGGCTTTTCTTTAATGCCTATTGCTTTTTTAATTTTATCAAACATGCGGCGATTCCTTATTGTGGAAAGTATTTGTCCAGCATCTCTAGCCTATCATCAGCTTCTGCTAGTTTGTTTAGTTCTGCAATAACTGCTTCAGTAACATCCGAATGCTCACCAATTCCTGCTGGCATACTTTTATATACCTCAATGTTTGCTTGATGCACTGCAATTTCGCCTTCGGCTTGCTTGCGAGCGGCCTCTAAAATTAAGTCTCCTACTTTCATCTAAACCTCCTTAGATTTTGTGAACACCGGGATTGGGTTCATTTTGTGTAAATTTTTGTTTCTAATTGTTTTATACAATTCAATGTTTTCACGATCTTCTTCTGTCATCATATCCTCTGGTGCATCTATATATTCCATACACCATTCTAGTTGTTCGTAGGATAGTCCATTTAATTGGTCGCTATCTACTCTACCATCTTCCCACAAGCCATCTGTTGGCTCGGCATTGATAATACGCGGATCAATTCCTAGTTCTTGACCTAGTGCCCATACTTCTGTTTTATACAAGTCTGCTATTGGGCTTATATCTACTCCACCATCGCCGTACTTGGTAAAAAAGCCAACACCAAAGTCTTCTACTTTGTTTCCGGTGCCAACAACTATACCGCCAAATGTTTGTGCTTTTTGGTACAGTGTCATCATACGCAGTCTTGCACGTGAGTTTGCTAGTGCTAGTTCATTTTTTGGAAACTGAAAGAGATCCTCAAACTTTTCGAATACTGGTGTAAGATCAATCATTTCAAAACTAGCATTCATATAGTGCTCACCTAGCCATAAGCAATGATCTACCCCTAGGTCGGTTTGCTCTTGCTTCTGACGTATTGGCATCACAAGTGTTAATGTAGGAATGCCTGTTAATGCACAAAGAGTGCTTACTACTGCACTATCAATGCCTCCGCTTACGCCAACAACCAACTGCTGAATGTTATTTTGTTTACAATAGTCTTTAATCCAGTCTTTAATCTCAGTGTGTAAATCCATTAAAAGTCATACTCCTTGTGTTTATCAGTATCCGACAGTACCTGCAAAATAGTATTATACAGAACATTTTCACTTTTGTCAACACTAAAATCAGGATAGATTCCGAATGTTTTAAAATTGTTTTGTTCTGAAAAACATTTCATTTGAAGATAATTGAAATATTTAAAACTGCTATAATCAGGATGCTTATTATTGCCTTTTGCAGTATGTTTTATGTAACTACTCAACATCCAACCAATTTTAGTATCTGCATGTATGCTATCTCTTAATGTGTGTACAAGTAAAAAAGGCAGTTGGCAACTTAACCAATTGCTCTGTGTCCAGTCTTTAATAAGTCTCCATGTTTGAAGAGTATCTGTTTTTATACTAAAGTTTTGGTCAGCAAGACTGCTGGAATTCTGACTAAAAAATATAAAATCTATCAGATGATCAAACCTACAATGTCTTTGTACAAATGGTATATCAATATTTTTCCAATCAACTGTAATGTTTTCACAATCCGGATGTTTACTACTTCCAATATTGGTGACTGAATATCCCTTTTCAATCAGTGTATCAACAATAATTGCCCCGTTTCCTTGCCCGCCACCTACTATAATTGCATTTTTCATACTAACTCCGGGTAAAGATTTTGCCAGTTACTGCCCTGCAATTTATCAATATTATCAAAATATTGTCTATAATCATCAACTGCATCATACTCAAGTTCTGTTAAACAGTTCTTGATATTACCACAAATATTTAAATTGTCAGAGTATTTTACTAGATAATCTTCTAGTTTATCTTTCACTTGTTTTTTTAT